GTTGGTAGAATAACTGAAATCACAGGATTAGAACAATCAGGAAAATCATTAGTATCAGCACACCTCCTTGCGGAAACACAGAAACAAGGTGGTGTTGCTGTTCTTATTGATACAGAAACTGCAGTAAGTAGAGAATTTTTAGAAGCAATCGGTGTTGACGTTTCTAAACTTCTTTATGTAACCGCAGATTCGGTTGAACAAATCTTTGATTTCACAGAAACTATCATTGAGAAAGTTAGAGAAACTTCCAAAGATAAAATAGTAACAATAGTAGTAGATTCAGTTGCGGCTGCTTCTACAACTAATGAATTAGCATCCGATTATAAGAAAGATGGATATGCTACTGATAAAGCTATTATTATCTCGAAGGCGATGAGAAAGATTACCAATATGATTGGTAGACAGAAAATCTCATTAGTATTCACTAACCAATTAAGACAGAAGATGAATGCTATGTTCGGTGACCCTTGGACTACAAGTGGTGGTAAAGCTCTTGCTTTTCACGCATCTGTAAGATTAAGGTTGAAGAATATGGGACAAATCAAGATGAAGGTAAATGGTAAGGATAAGACAGTGGGAATGAAAGTTCGTTGTCAAGTAGTAAAAAACAGAATGGGACCTCCTTTGAGAGCAGCCGATTTTGAAATCTACTTTGACAGAGGGATTGATAACTATGGTTCATGGTTATCTGTTATGAAAGAAAACAAACTAGTAAAACAAGCAGGTGCATGGTATGCATACGTTGATACTGAAACTGGTGAAGAATTCAAATTTCAATCAAAAGATTTTATTCCTTTGATGGATGAGAATACTGAACTCAGAGAACAAATTTATAAAAAGATATGTGAAGAAACAATCTTACAATATAAATCTGATACTTTAGATATTGATGCTATGGAAATAGATACGAAAGGACCTGGAATTAACGAGTAAAAACAAAAATCAATATGAGTAAATTAGTTACAATGTTGAGATTAAGTGCTGAAGCTGATAAAGCTAAAGCACTTTTATCTCTTGACTTATTGGAAAATAAGGCAGTTGGAATTGGTGACCATTCTACTGAAGATTTCTACAAAAATGCAGAGGAAGCTCTGATTAAGTTAGTAGATGCTGATGATAGAATAGAAGCATTAGAAAAATACTTTCCTCCAACAAAAGAAGTTATATAATGAAAGAACTCTACAAAAACATTTTAGATTCGGTTGAAACCGATAGAGAAACGAATATCAATAGACACAAGAATTCTCGTGTTTTAATTATTGATGGGTTAAATACATTTATCAGATGTTGGTCATCCATTCCTACAATGAATGAAGATGGTGACCATGTTGGTGGTGCAACTGGTGTTCTCAAATCGATTGGATATGCAATTAGACAAACTCAACCAACTCGTGTTGTTGTAGTGTTCGATGGGAAAGGTGGTTCTACACAAAGAAAGAAGAAATTTAGTGGATATAAAGCTCAAAGAGATTCTAACAAACTCAGAGTAAATCGTGCATATAAAGGTATGATGAATGATGAGGATGAAAGAGAATCTATGAAAAGACAATACGTTTGGTTAAACGAAATGTTAGATGGGTTACCTCTTACAACTATGATATACGATGGTGTTGAAGCCGATGATATCATGGCTTATATATCCACTAAAATTCTCAAGGAAGATGAACAAGCGGTAGTAATGTCAACAGATAAGGATTTCCTTCAACTGATTGATGATACAACTATCGTTTGGTCACCTACCAAAAAGAAAATGTATAATACCAAAATGGTAAAAGAAGAATATGGCATCGAATCCAAGAATCTTTTATTGTATAGAGTATTAGATGGTGATAAATCCGATAACATACCTGGTGTTTATGGGTGTGGGATTAAGACCGTAGTAAAAAGATTTCCTGAAATAACAGAAGATAAGAAATTATCAGTAAATGATTTATTAGAACTTGCTGAGAAAAAATCAGAGGAAACAAAAGGAAAAATAAAAATATACAATGATATTTTAAAATCCAAAAGACAAATCTTACTTAATGAAGATTTGATGCAACTACATGATGTTGATATTAGTGGTACTATAAAGATGAAAACTTTAGATAGGTTTAACGAGCCAATCACTCCACTAAATAAAATGGATTTTATGAAAATTCTACTAAAATACAAAGTAATCGGAAACTTTGGAGATATCAATGATTGGTTAAAAACCACTTTTGGTAATTTAATAACAGAATAATTAGGATATTAAAAATAAATTTCGTATATTTGTATAAGTTTTAAAAAGAGTCAATGGCAGAACAAATAGATACATTATCAAAATTCGGACAATCATTTCAATCGAAGGTATTATCCGCATTATTGACTGATGGTAAATTTCTTGATACAATTAGTGAAATAACAACTGCAAAGTTCTTTGAGAACGATGCAAATAAATGGATTGTATCTGAAATACTAAATTATCATTCGGAGTATAAAAAACCACCAACATTAGATGTATTCAAAGCTCAACTATCAAAGGTTGATAATGAAATATTAAAGAAAACAACAGTAGAACAACTAAGACACGTTTTTACAAATGTTGGTAATGTAGATTTAGATTATATAAAAGATGAATTCAAAAGCTTTTGTATTAATCAAAATTTAAAAGGAGTAATCTTACAATCAGTTGATTTGTTACAAGCTGGTTCGTATGATAGAATAAAAGAATTAGTAGATTCGGCTATGAAAGTTGGTACTGAAACCAATTTAGGATTAAATTATATCGAAGATTTTGATTTAAGAGCCGAGGAAATAAATAGAACAACAGTTCCAACTAAATGGGAGCCAATTAATGCACTGATGGATGGTGGATTAGGACCTGGTGAACTTGGAGTAGTTGTAGCACCTTCGGGTGTAGGAAAAACATGGATTCTCACCGCAATAGGTGCAGAAGCTGTTCGGAAAGGTTTGAGTGTAGTACATTACACAATGGAATTATCAGAGCACTACGTTGGTGCTAGATATGATACTGTGTTTACTGGCATTCCTTCCACCGATTTGAAGGAAAAGAAAGATGAGGTCAAAGCAAAAATCACGAATCTTGATGGGAAATTATTGATAAAATATTTTCCTCCAAAGGGTGTTTCAGTAAAAAGGTTACAGCAACATATTGAGAAAATGGTTACGTTAGATAACAAACCCGATGTTATCATTGTGGATTATGCTGACCTCTTACTCTCCCACTCTAATAAGTCAGACTCTACTTATGCAGAGCAAGGAGGGGTATATATTGACCTTCGTGGAATGAGTGGCGAATTGGAAATACCAATTTGGACTGCATCTCAAACTAACCGTTCAGCAATTGATTCCGAAGTTATTGAAGCAGATAAGATTGCAGATTCTTATGCTAAAGTAATGAATGCCGATTTTATTATGAGTGTTAGTAGAAAATCAAAAGATAAATTGAATGATACTGCAAGAGCTCATATTATGAAAAACAGATTCGGACCAGATGGAATTACTTTCCCTATGAAAATGAATACAAACACAGGTTACATGGAAGTTTATGATGGAACATCACCTGATGGGGTAATTGCAACAAAACAATCTGCAAGTGGACAATTAGAAACTAAAAAACTCCTACATAAAAAGTATGTAGAAAATATGGGATAGTATGGGAGTATTAAAATGGAAAGACCCTTGGCAAAGAGATTATACAGAACTTAATGTTTTATATGATACTGGATTCTGTAATAGAATATTTCATTGGGAAATTGCAAGTCATTTAAATCGTGAGTTCTGTAATAATGAGTTTACCATAGCAGTTGAAGAATCTCAATGGCCAGAATTAGATGAACTAATTAATTTACCAAATACCATAGTAATACCAAAAGAAGAAGAAATCCAATATTTTAATAACTTAAATGATATACAAATTAAAGATTGGGAAACTTTAGGTAAGGCGTTTACAAATGATATACCATTAGATTCAGAAAAAAATTATGTATCTAAATTTAGTTTTACTGATTTGGGATATTTCTTTGAACATAGAGGAGAACTAGTTGATTTAGAAATAAGACCATTGCAGTATATTAAACTAAAAGATGAGAATATTCAGACAATAATTGAAGATTCGGTATCTGATTTAGTTGGTGTTCATATGAGAAGAGGTAGAGGAGTTAAGATTCCAGAAACTTTGTACACTAATAGTGAGTATTCTGATTATATTAAATTTAGAGAAGAACAAGGGGCAATTGAAAATTCAATATTTACATATCATAGAGATGAAGAATACTTTGAATTATTTGATTCTATTTTAGAAATTAATCCAAATCAAAAATTTTATCTATCATATGATGTACCAGAAAAGTATATGAAAAATGTTTTAGATAAGTACCGAGATGTTTTGGTTACGAAAGAGGATTTGAGAAAAAAATTAGATTTAACTGGCTTTAAAAAAAGTAAAAAAATGCATATTGATAATATGATTGATTTATTTGGGTTATCGAATACTATGTATCTAATTGCATATCCTGTTTCCACTTGGAGTGTATTTTCACATGAATATAAAAATAAAAAAAGAAATTTTATACATGATGAGTTAGGATGGATATTATCGAGATACGAGAGACTCTTAAAATAAATAATGTATCAAAAAAATTATAACAGACAAATATAAAAAAATAGTTATGTGTAATAATGGAAAATTTAAAAAATAATATTAAAATCATTTCGTTTTTCAATATATACTATAATTATAAACACGACCAAATGATTGGTCACTTCAAAACAATTAATAATTAAATATTTTATGGCAAATTCACAAGAATTATTTGAACAGATTAAAGATTTATTCGTTCAATTCGAAACAGAACACAATGGTGGTTCAAAAGCAGCTAAATCAAGAGCAAGAAAAGCAATTGGTGAAGTTAAAAAATTAGTAACCGATTATAGAAAAGCTTCAGTAGAAGAATCAAAATAATTAAATTACTATGAGCAAACTATTTCAAGAAAGAATTCCATTCAAACCATTCGAATATCCAACTTACTATACAGAAGGTTGGTTGAAACAAGCACAAGCATTTTGGTTACACACAGAAATCCCAATGCAAGGTGATGTTAAGGATTGGAATGAGCGATTAACTCCAGCTGAGAAAAACTTAGTTGGTAACATTCTTTTGGGGTTTGCTCAAACTGAATGTGCAGTTTCCGATTATTGGACTAATATGGTTACCGATTGGTTTCCTAAACATGAGATAAGACAGATGGCGATGATGTTTGGTTCACAAGAAACAATTCATGCAACTGCATATTCATACTTAAATGAAACATTAGGATTAGATGACTTCTCAGCGTTTCTGCACGAACCTGCAGTTGCTGAGAAGTTTGAACTCCTTACTGCTACTACTAACAATTGGACACATGAAGATTTGGCAACAAATCCACAAGCAAGAAAAGAAGTTGGTAGAAGTTTAGCAATTTTTTCTGCATTTAGTGAGGGAGTATCTCTATACTCTTCATTTGCAGTACTCTACTCATTCCAAATGAGAAATCTATTAAAAGGTATCGGACAACAAATGAAATGGAGTGTAAGAGATGAATCTCTACATTCTAAAATGGGTTGCCAATTGTTCAGAGATATGTGTAATGAATATCCTACGTTATTAGAAGAGTGTAAAGAATCAATTGAAGAAGCTTCAAAATTAATTGTTCAGTTAGAAACAAACTTTATTGATATGATATTTGAACAAGGTGATTTAGAAAACCTTGAAAAAGAAGATTTGAAAGAGTTTATTAAAGCAAGAACAAATACAAAATTACAAGAATTAGGTTATGAACCCATTCATGAATTCGATAAAACGAAGGCTGAAAAGTTAGAATGGTTCTATCACCTAACAGGTGGATTAACCCATACTGATTTCTTTGCCGTTAGACCTACTGATTATAGTAAGGCAAACGAAGGTGAAGATTGGGGAGATTTATTTTAAAATACAAATATATGAAAACATTTAACGAATTAGAAATAAGCGTAAGAAATTGGGCAATAGAAAAGGGTATAGATAAGCCAGAAAATGCACCAAAACAAATGTTAAAAGTGATGGAAGAAGTAGGTGAAACTGCTGGAGCACTTTTGAAAAATAAGGAAGATGAAATCAAAGATGGAATCGGTGATTCATTTGTTACTCTTATTATATTATGCCAACAATTGGGATATTCTCCAACAGAATGTTTACAATTAGCATACAACGAAATAGAAAATAGAAAAGGTAAAACAGTTAACGGAGTGTTCGTTAAAGAAGAAAATTTATAAAAATGGCAAAAACAAATTACGGAGCAGATTTAGGTTGGGAACTTGATGTAGATTTCCCATCATGGGCAAATACAGAGATATATGTTAAAACTATATCTAAAGGATATTTGTTAGAAGGTGAAAAACCAAAAGATGCTTATTGGAGAGTTGCATCAAGAGTTGCAATGAGATTAGATAAACCACAATTGGCAACTAAATTCTTCGATTATATTTGGAAAGGTTGGTTAAACTTAGCAACACCAGTTCTTTCAAATACTGGTACTGATAGAGGATTACCTATATCTTGTTTTGGTATAGATGTTGCTGATTCCATATATGATATCGGAAATAAGAACTTAGAATTAATGTTACTTGCAAAACATGGTGGTGGTGTTGGTATTGGTATCAACCAAATCAGACCTGCAGGAGCTAAGATTACAGGTAATGGAACAAGTGATGGTGTAGTACCATTTGCTAAAATATACGATTCTACAATCCTTGCCACAAACCAAGGTTCAGTACGAAGAGGAGCAGCATCTGTTAACCTTAATATTGACCACAAGGATTTCGATGAGTGGATTGAAATCAGAGAACCTAAAGGAGATGTAAATAGACAATCACTTAATCTACACCAATGTGCAGTTGTGGGTGATAAGTTTATGAGAAAACTTCAAGATGGAGATGAAACTGCAAGAAGAAAGTGGGGAAAATTACTACAAAAAAGAAAAGCAACTGGTGAACCATACATCATGTACAAAGGAAATGTTAATAAAGCAAATCCTGAAATGTACAAAAAAAATGGATTAAAAGTTCATATGACAAACATATGTTCTGAGATTACATTACATACAGATGAGAACCATTCTTTTGTTTGTTGTTTATCATCAGTAAATCTATCTAAATACAGTGAGTGGAGAGATACTGATTTGGTTTATACTGCAACTTGGTTCTTAGATGGAGTACTTTCTGAATTTATCCAAAAGGCTAAAAACATGAGAGGATTTGAAAATTCTGTTGCATCTGCTGAAAAAGGTAGAGCATTAGGATTAGGAGTTTTAGGATGGCACACTTACCTACAACAAAATGGTATTCCATTTGAAGGTATGGAAGCTCAATTTGAAACTCGTAAGATTTTTTCTCAGTTAAAGATAGAATCAGAAAGAGCATCAAGAGATATGGCAACCGAATATGGTGAACCTCTATGGTGTAGAGAAAGTGGATTTAGAAATACTCACTTAAGAGCAGTTGCTCCAACAGTTAGTAACTCTAAATTAGCTGGAAACGTATCTGCTGGTATTGAACCTTGGGCGGCGAATGTATTCACCGAACAAACTGCAAAAGGAACTTTCATTAGAAAGAACAATGAGTTAGTAAAGGTTTTAAGAAAAGCAGGTATCAATAATAAAGAGACATGGGACCAGATAATGGCAGATGGTGGTTCTGTGCAAGATATCAAAGAACTTAATAAGTGGTGTTACTTGGATGGTAAAATGGTACTTTGTGAAGAAATCCAAAACGGAGATAGAGATAAAATTTATCCTGTAAAAGATGTATTCAGAACCTTTAAAGAAATCAATCAAATGGATTTAGTTAAACAAGCGGGTGTAAGACAACAATATATTGACCAAGGAGTTTCATTAAATTTAGCATTCCCTTCCATTGCATCACCGAAATGGATTAACCAAGTATCTTTAGAAGCATGGAAACAAGGAATTAAAACATTGTACTACATGAGAACTGAATCAGTTCTTAGAGGTGATATAGCAACAAGAGCGGTTGACCCCGATTGTGTTGCGTGTGACGGATAATTAATTAATTAATAGGAAAAATTAAAATGGTAGAAGTAAAGAAATTTTATGCAGAATGGTGTGGACCTTGTAAGGTTCTAACACCTTTAATGGAAAACGTTAAAACTAAATTTTCAGATGTTAACTTTGAAAATGTGGATATTGATTCACAATTCGAAATAGCTCAGAAGTATCATGTACGTTCTGTACCAACAGTAATTATTGAAAAAGATGGTGTTGAAGTACAAAGAATGGTAGGAGTTCAATCAGAATTAGCATATACAAACGCTTTAACTGAAAATTTATCGTAAAATATTTGGATTTCTCATTTATTTTTCGTATATTTACATAGTAAATAATAAAAACATAATATATGGCAGGAATTAAATTTGTACATCACGAAGAAGAAGTAGTAAAATTAAAAGGAACACCTAAAGTTCCTTTTAGTAAAAGTAAAAAGTTAAGTAGTATGGATGGTGGTAATACATTATACTATATTGATACGGAGGTTGCGTTTAGAATGAAACTAGAGAATTTTGTAGATTTCACACAAAAACATCCACAAAACAGTAACTATGCTGTAATTACCATTCCAATCGAAAGAGTTTAAAAATAAAATAAAACGTTATGTCAAAAACCTTATGGTTTTTTAGTAATAGGTTACGAGGAGAATCTCACCCTAGGTCAAAATTAACAACAGAACAAGTAATACAAATTAGAGACCTTTACTCCAAGGGGTTTTCTACAAATGTCATTGCTCGTAACTATAAGGTATCTACTTGGAATGTAGAAGAAATAGTAAAAAGAAAAACTTGGACACACATTTAAAATTTAAAAGAATTATGAATAAATACAATGAAAAACAACTCGAAGAGAATTATAATAAGTTTATCGAGGCACTTAAGAAATCTTTCGAAGGAGATAGATTAGAGAAATTACTACATATGTACTCAATGGATGAATTAGGACCAAACCTAATGTTATCACCAGCGAGTGGAAATGTTAATTATCACAATGCATATGAAGGTGGTTATATTGACCATGTTATGAATGTAGCTAGAAATTCACTCAGAATGATGAAACTCTACAAAGAAGCAGGTGGTATCATTGATTTCACACAAGATGAATTATTATTTGCAGCGTTCCATCACGATTTAGGAAAACTAGGAAGTAAAGGAAAAGTTCATTATGTAACAAATCCTTCTGATTGGCACGTAAAGAATCAAGGTAAGATATATGTTAGTAATTCAGACCTATCATATCTAACACATACTGATAGAACATTCTTCTTATTACAAGAATATGGAATTAAATACAATGAAAACGAATATTTTGGAATCAAACTTACTGATGGTATGTATGATGAAGATAACGTAAAATATTTCAAAGTATTTGACCCAAAAAACTACTTAAAATCAAATATACAATTTATACTTCATTGGGCTGACCATATGAGTACTTGTATAGAAAGAGATACACAAAACGCTCCGTTTTAATATGTGTGGAATCATCGGAGGAAATAACTTTAACTCATCTTCTATAAAAGATGGGTTAGACAAGATACTACATAGAGGTAGAGATAATTCAACTATTGAACAAGTTGGAGATTTCTACTTTGCTCATAATAGATTATCAATACAAGATTTATCAGAATTTGCAAATCAACCATTTTGGAATGAAGATAAAACAGTTTGTATAGTTTATAATGGTGAACTATGGGGAAGTAAACTTACCGATAAACTTAAGAGTAAAATAACAATACCATTCAGAACAACTTCTGATACTGAAATTATATTAAACTCTTACTTAGAGTTTGGTGTAGATTCTTTCAAAGATTTAGATGGTATGTTTTCTTTTTGTATTATTGATACACGAAGTAAAACTGCATATTTAGTTAGAGATTATATTGGTGAACTTCCTTTTTGGTATTCAATTGATAAATTAACTAATAAGTTAGCATTTTGTTCAGAGAAAAAAGGATTACCTCTATCAGATATTTACATGAAGAGTGTAAAGACAGTTTATCCTGGTACATATGTTGAATATAACTATGAAACACTATATCATAGTGTTAAAACTTACTATGAACTACCTAACGAAATAATAGAACACGATAGAGATACTATTATTAAGAACATACGAAGATTATTAGGAGAAGCAGTTGAAGTAAAGATGATTTCAGATGTTCCTATT